ATTCCAATAATAGAGCCATCATATTTAATGACGAAATGATAAGCGACAACCCAAACGGGCGGTCAGGAAAGGGGTTAATTTGGAATGCTTTAAAACAGCTTAAGAATGTACAATCATTGGATGGTAAAACTTTCACTTTTAATAAATCATTCCCTTATCAAAACGTATCTACAGATTGTCAGATATTGGTATTTGATGATGTTGAAAGAAATTTTAACTTTGAATCATTATTTAGTATTATTACGGAAGGTATTTGCATTGAATACAAAGGTAAAGACGCGATTAGATTAACTGTAGAAGAAAGTCCAAAGATTATAATTACAACTAACTACACAATTAAAGGAGATGGAGGAAGTCATGAAGCTAGGAAGTTTGAAGTTGAGATGAGTACGTTTTTTAATGCTGATTATACACCTGAAATGTTTTTTGGTAATAAATTGTTTAATGACTGGGACGAGTTAGAATGGGCGAGATTTGATAATTACATGATGGAATGTTTACGTAAATATTTAAACAATGGATTGGTTCGTAGTAACACAAAGAATTTGGAGATTAGAAAATTAATTGACAAAATAAGCAGCGAATTGCATACCTTTATACCATCAATACCTAATAACGAATGGGTTAATGTAAAGACTATTTACGATAACTTCTTAAATGCTTATCCTGAGTTAAGAAAATGGTATAAACAAAACAGCTTAACTATTGGATTGAAGTCCTATGCTAAACATTACGGTATTAAATATCACACAACAACAGCTGGAGGTATTACAAAGATTATGTTTGAAGCTACTAAAAGCTATAATGACGAGCCAAAAGGAGATATTTGGGATTCACCAGAAATGCAAGGATTATGACAATAGATAGTATAATAGCGATTAAGAAGATTGAAAGCATATCCACAAAATATAGTGAGTCTATTGATTGGATAAAAGAAGTTCATCCAACTAGAACGGATTTAATTTCTAGTTTGGAGAATTCAATTTTAAGACTTTCATTAATTAGAACGGATATAATAATGTTAGATACTAAAATAGAGGCACTAGAATGGATGGCAGTTTAACAAAAATTATTTTAGACGCGGAAATTGAAAAGGTAACCAATTCAATGAATGAAATAATAGATAAGTTTCCTGAGAGATTGGAAACCATAGGGAAACTAAATTATGTACTAAAAGACTTAGAACATATCAAAAGACATTTAAACTATTTAATTAAGAAATATGAAGACTTTACGTGACTATCAACTTGACCTATCACAAAAAGCAGTTGAGATACTACGAGAAAAGAAGATAGTGTATCTAAATTTTTCTGTGAGAACTGGGAAAACAGCAACTGCATTAGAAACATGTAGACTATACGGAGCAAAGAAAGTTCTATTCTTAACAAAGAAAAAAGCAATTACATCCATACTAAACGATTACATGGATTTTGGATATAAATTTGATTTAAGAGTAATTAATAACGAATCACTATCTAAGGTAATAGGAAACGATTTTGATGTTGTAATACAAGATGAAGCACACGGAATGGGTGCGTTTCCAAAACCGAGTAATAAAACAAAGGAATTTAAATCAAGATTTTCACGTATACCATTGATATTACTTTCAGGAACTATGGCAAGCGAATCGTATTCACAAGTATACCATCAATTTTGGCTAAGTGCTTATAGTCCATTTAATCAATATAAAAACTTTTATGCGTGGTGCAAGGTGTTTACTACCCATAATATGATTTACACTTCATACGGACCGGCTAAAGATTATTCCTGTGCTAAAATAGATTTAATAGATGCAGTAATACATCCATATATTTTAAAATTTACTCAAGAAGAAGCTGGTTTCGAAAGCAAAGTAAACGAGAAAGTAATATATTTTGATAGATGTAACAAGAAAGTGATTGATATATTAAAGAAAGATAAGGTAGTTCAAGGTAAAACAGAGGTAATACTTGCAGATTCAGGAACAAAAATGATGAGTAAGATACACCAACTTGAAAGTGGGACTATTAAGTTTGAAAGTGGTAATAGTATGGTTACGGATGAATCAAAAGCGCTATTTATAAAGAACTATTTCAAAGGTAAAAAGCTAGCTATATTCTATTACTACATCGAAGAGTTACATTTACTTCAATTTACATTCCCTAGTCACACTATGGACATCGAGGAGTTTAATACAACCGATAAACATTATATAGGACAGCAGTATTCTAACAGTATGGGTATTAATTTAAGTGCAGCAGATTGCTTAGTATTCTTTAATTTTGGGTTCTCAGGAACTAACTACATACAATCCATTGATCGACTTACCACAATCAATCGTAAAGAAAACGATGTATATTTTGTATATGGTAAAGGAAGTTTGACTGAAAAAATTCACCAGGTAGTAAAGCAGAAAAAAAACTTTACATTAAAACAATTTGAGAAATGTTAGAAAGTAAGATCCAAAGTAGTTGTATCAACCATGCTAAAAAGAATGGTTGGTATTGCTGCAAGACAATTAAGGTATCAGTATCAGGATTTCCTGATTTAATTATGCTGAAAAATGGGTTATGTGTGTTCGTTGAGTTCAAAACGTTAAAAGGAATTCAATCGGAATTACAAAAGTATCAACAAAAACTACTTGAAGCTCAAGGTTTTAAATACTTTCTTATCAGAGACCTAAAAGAATTTCAAAAAATAATTATTGAATTGTGATATTATTATAATAAAATAGTTATATTTGTAAAACAAAACAAAAAGATATGGAAGATTTGAATTTCGACCTTTATTGGTCACAGCAATTAGATGCACATCTTGAAGACAATTATTTCGAGATAGATGAGGATTATGAGTTTGAACGATTAAACGATAGATAACATGACTGATCTAGAAAAAGTAGAGAAATTATTAGATGGGTATCTAGTAATTTTAGATAAAGAAAATAAATACACTAAAGAACGATCAGAGGGACAAATATTTATTATTAACGAGATACAAAAATTTATTAATCATTTAAAGAAATTATGAAAATAGTAGCGAACTTAACGGATAAGCATGAAGCTAATCTAAAAGTAATCAAAAGACTTGGTTACATATTAGGTGAAGAAGTTAACACCAAACCGCAGCAGGTATCACTAGCAATGGATTTATTGCAATACTTAATGTGGGAATTTAGTGAATCAGAAATACGAGAAATATACCTTAAAAACAAATAGTCATGAAAGAACATGGAATTGATGCAATGAAGTACAGAAAGCATACGCACCTTGCAGGTGTAGATGTGTCAATCATTGCAAGCGAGAAAGGTAAGTGCGTACTTACAATTAAAGATGCATACTACTCTAAAGGAGTTGACGTATCAGGTAATAAAACGGATGGTTACTTCCTAGAATTCGTTGAAGATGTTATGGACATGGTAGTTAATTCTAGTAATAGAAAGCAGATATCACAGAACTTAGTACTAGAGAAAGGCTTATCTTTAGTTGATAGTCGTAACATTGGTAATTGGATTGGTTACAAAATAGAACTTTACCACGATGAAACGATTAGAATGATGGGTAAGATAGTTGGTGGCATTAGAGTTAGAGGATTCAAAGCACTACCAAACCTAGAGCCAAACACACCTAACTTTGATGCAGTTAAGAAAGCATTACAAGGTGGTAATTACACAATAGAACAAGTAAAAACAAAGTATAACGTAACTGATGCAGTTGCTAAATTATTAAACGATGGAAAATAAGATATATAGACATAGAGCATCCGCAGCTGGATTGCTTTTAACTAATGGTAAAGACGAGTTAAAGTTAGGTGCAACAATGACTACCCACTTAAAGAAGTGGTATGCAGAGCAAAAATCAGGTGTTCGTGAGGAAATTAGATCCAAGTATTTCGACAAAGGTAATATGTGTGAAGCAGATGCTATTGATATTACAGCAGAACGATTAGGATTAGGAATACTAGAAAAGAATCAAGTGCATTTCAACGATGAGTATTTCCAAGGTACACCAGATGTTTATACGGATGAGTTAGTTATCGACACTAAATGCAGTTGGGACTACACCACGTTTTTAGATGCTGTAACGTCACCAATCAATAAAGATTACGAAGCGCAATTACAAGTGTATATGCATTTGTTAGGACTGAAGAAAGCTAAGTTAGTTTATGTAATGTTAGACACACCTGCTGAGGCGAATTATGGTGAAGATATCTTCTACTCACACCTACCAATTGAGCAACGATTCTTTGCGTTTGACTTGGAATACGACGAATCAATGATTTTAGCAATGCAAGATAAGGTTTTGAATTGTAGAGCATTTTTAAAAAAATACGATGAAAGAATCAATTCGTTATTACGATAAAAGAGATAACACCATTGTCACGTTGATACTTCGTGGCAATGGATTCATCCGAGTACGTCCAAATAAAGGAATGGACATCGTGATGTCAGTTGAATGTTTTGAAGCTAATTTTAGAAAGATATGATAATTACAGTAAGTTTGAGATGTGGTGATATAATTAGATTTAAAACCTGTATGTGTTTTGAAGATATTGCAGAAGATATACTTAATCGGCAATGGTCAAGAATATTACAAACAAATAATATAAAAATAGTATTTAATAGAGATGATATAAAATATATAACACATGAATAAGCAAATAAATAATACGTTCCAAGTGCTTTTGTTAATGCAAGTAGCTTTGGAGAAGTTAGAAGATATGCCAGAGGGTAACATCTTCAGAGAGAATAACTACGATAGGATTCACGATTTTATCCAGTATCTCGAATCAAATGTTGAGCCGTTGACAAGTGAGATTAACGTGCAAGAATCGGATAATTATATTTATATTTGTAAAAATATTCGTAAAGTAATTGATAAAATAAGAATAAAATGAAAACATTTAAAGAAGGAGATAAAGTTTTTCATCTTCAATATGGTTGGGGTGAAATTACAACTCATGAAGAGAATGCAATTATTAGAGTTAAATTTTTTGCTGATACAATTGCTTTTATGGATGGTAACTTACTATCATTCACGGAATACACCTTACAAGGATTCAGTCAAGAAAGACCGATTGTACTTCCAAAAGTTGGCGAGTTGTGTTTAGTTAGAGATTATAACGATGAATATTGGAGGGGTGTAGAGTTTAAGAGGTATGATAAAACTTTGGATTTTTGCCAATTTATTGATTCAAATAATGACGGATGGAAACAAATGAAACGAATTAAAATATTAGACTAATGAAACGTATAATAATTATATCAATGTGTTATTTTTGTTTAACAAGTTTTAAGGCTAGCTATTATCATTCTTCATTTCATGGTAAGGTTACAAAGAGCGGCGAGATATACAACGAGAACAAACTTACTTGTGCATCTAACACACATAAGCTAGGAACTAAACTAAAAGTTACTAACTTAGAGAATGGTAAGAGTGTGATAGTTAAAGTTACAGACACAGGAAGTTTCAGCAAAGTAACATTAGACCTATCCAAGAAAGCATTTGAACGGATAGCAGAATTGGAAAAAGGGATAATTAATGTTAAAATTAAGAAAGTATGACAAATTACCAAAGAACTAAAATAATATATATACCAGCTTATGATGATTGGTTTGATATTCTAAAGCAAGACGGTAATAGGGTGTTAATTGACTTTTACGGAAAATCATTTGTTTATAATATATTAGGAGTCGAAGGAGTAAAAATAGTATGAAAATAACGACAGATAATAACGGGTGGCATAATGTTACCATCAATAGAAAACATAGTGAAAAAGTAACTATGTATATTAGAGAGTTAAACGAAAAAGGAGAGCCGATAATTAAAATTATAAACC